GAAGAGTTGGATGCGTACCAAAGAACAATGGCACCACCTTGGGAAAAGAACGCTCGGTTAATTCCAACGGGACGAGACGAAAAAGGGCTGCCAACTTTTATTAATTTCAGTTATACAAACCCATACGAGCTGTTTGAAAGCACGATTGTTGCCGGACTCAACGCATTTAGCGAAGCAGAAGCGCGTGGGCAAGACCCTGCAGCAGCAGCTATTAGTACATTTGGCGCATCACTTGGAGAGTTCTTCGAGCCGTTTGTGGGCGAGTCAATTCTTGCAGGGCGCTTAATTGACGTAGCTCCACTTGGCTCACCAGGTGGTGGCCGCGGTGGTCAAACACAGACCGGAGCGCGTATCTACAGTAACAAAGACGCTCCTGGCGACAAGATGTCAAAGTCTTTCTTGCACGTCGTTGATGCATTCCTACCGAACGTGCTGCCGTTTACAACTGCATCAGGTGACCCACGTCTTGGCCGGTTCGCTCAAGCGTGGGTCAACCAAACTGGTATAGCAGAAGAACTTGGGCTGTCTACAAAAGACAAGGCAGGTTTCGAGCGTCAGATTGCGGGTGAGCTTGTCCGGGCAATGACTGGTTTGACAGAAAGCACAATTAACCTTGAGCGAGGTATGGCGTTTAAGGGTCTGGAATACAGACGTGACCTTCGTGAAGTCGCCTCAATTTTTAACCAGCCAATGAGCCGTCCTGATGTGGGCAACGAGTCTCAGGTCATGGACGCATTCTTGAAGGCCAACGAAGCAAAGTATCGTGTAGACACACAGTTCCGGTTGGTCATGGAAGACTTGGAGCGATTGGGTGTACCAAAGTCCAAGATCCGTCGCGAGCTTTCCAAGATTGTAGGCGAGCAAAACCTTGAGAGAATTTTGAGAAACCGGTTCGATCCGTTTGAAATTTCAGAGACTACCGAGCGCAACATGCGTAAGAACGACACCTGGCGTTTTGTGCCGCGGTCCGAGATCCGTGCGATCACTCGCGAAGACCGTCGCCGCAAGCTAAAGCAGGAAGAGGCGCAACAGTCGAGGGAACCAGAACAAAGAGAGCCAGTAAGTCAAGGTACACAATCCGCGGCCCCCGTACCTGCACCACGCCCTACTACAAATGTGGTACCTTCTACACCAATACCTGTACCAAATGTGCAGCCACCTGCACAGATAGGCAGCCAAGTGTCGCCTATCCTGGTGCCTGATCCAGTTACCAGAGCAACCTTTGGGATTGAATGATGGACAAACAAAGACTTTTTAAGCAGCTTCGTCTGCATGAAGGCGTTGAAAAATTTCCATACCGCTGTACAAGCGGTAAGTTAACAATCGGAGTCGGTCGTAATATCGAAGACCGTGGACTCCTGGACGATGAAATCGACTTTCTGTTAGACAACGACATTGAAGTCGTGATGAATGAAGTGGCTGTCACTTTCGACTGGTTCTTTGACCTGTCTGAAGTTCGGCAGCGCGTCGTTGCAGACATGATCTTTAACCTCGGACTGCCAACATTTAAGAAGTTCGAGCAAATGATCGCCGCATTGGAAGCAGGCGACTGGTCGGAAGCGGCCAATCAAATGATGGACTCAAGATGGGCCAAGCAAGTCGGGGCGAGAGCGGAAAGACTTCGCGAAATGATGGAGACAGGTGAGGATTCCTCTGACTTTTAACCATGAAAGAAATCGAAGCGGGGCGGATAGGTGAGGTTATCTGTCTGCTCCGTCTTGCCAAGATGGGCATACAATCTGAGATCGTGAACCTCGGAACTTCAGATATTATTTCTTTTGCGTATGACTATACTTGGCGAATACAGGTCAAAGGCAGTCAGCTCAAAGGAAATAAAGGTACGAAGGACAGACATAGTCCAGGCTATCAGTTCTGTGTGTCTAAGGGCCTCAGCCCTAAAAAACCCCTGACACAAGAAGACTGTGACATTGTCGCGTTAGTTGCAGTTCCACAAGAACGGGTACTATTTGTCCCCGTTTCTAGTTTTAAAGAAGTAAAAACCAAACGGCTCAAACCGCTTGATTTCTTGGAAAAAGAACTAGAGTGGAACAGTTGGGTGGAGTGCATGTCTCATTATGGGATCAACCCACCTCGCCCCAGTTGGCTCCCAATTCCTGATCAACTTTTGAAGGTACTTCCAGATCAACACAAGTCTCCATAATCTCCTTGATCCGCGAAGCTTGGTCCTCGGAACTGATGCTGAAGCAGAGTTCGTCGTGAACCGTCAGTAGAGGAATCAACCCTTCCTTATAGCACTCGACCATCGCTTTCTTAGTTTGATCGGCAGCGGACCCCTGGATCAATCGGTTCAATGCCTTGTATGTAAACGCTCGGCGAATGCCTGGGCCATACTCCTTGATCGCTTCTTCGTGTGGCAATGCTTTGTTGTAACCAAAGCTATTCGGTTCCCACAAATCAAACCGGCACTTACGTCCTAACAATGTTCTAACCTGTCCGTGCCGTGCAGCCTTGGATGCTACCGAGTCTGCGAGTCCTTTAACGAAGGGGACTTTACTATGATAAGTATCCAGTAACGCCTTTGCTTCGCCTTTTGTGATGTCGAGCGTGTTTGCCAACTTACCTTGACCCATTCCATACATGATCCCCAGGTTGACTGTTTTTGCTTCTTTACGGCTGATCCCTGCCATATCCGCCATCATCTGATGGAAATCTACGTCACTTTCCCTGTAAGCAGCAACAATTTCGTTAATTCCTAACATCTCATACTGAGACACCTGATTAAGCATTGAGCAGTAATGGACAAGCAGCCGAGGCTCCTGCGACGAGTAATCGAATGACCCCCACTTCTCACCTTCTTCGGGGAGGAATAGACCACGGATCATTCCTTTGATCTCTTTGTCTCGTGCTGGGATCTGCTGCAGGTTTGGGTTACTGGAGCTAAAACGTCCCGTCACTGTCCCACCATCATCCGAACGTAACTGATTGAATTCACAATGAATTCTTCCGTTATGCTCGTACCGAAGGATGGAGTCAATAAACGTAGTATTGGCCTTGTTCAGTTCTCTAAGCTTGAGAATCTTCCCAGCGACCTCATGCGGACAAGCTTGCAGGAACGCTTTTGTAATAGACGGCTGCTTCGTGTTCTCCGTCGTTGGGCAATCAAGTCCGTAATGGCCCAGGACTGCGGCCACGCTTGTTGCCACCCAAGGTTCGACCACAATCCCGGTATCCCGCTTGATCTCATCAGTGATCTCCTTTTCCCGCTTCGCTAAAACCTTTTTGGTTTGATCTGCTTTATCTAAGTCTACGCGAACGCCACGAGAACGCATCTCTAATAGTAGCGGAATTAAACTGGACTCAAGCTCAAATACACTTGTAAGTGAGTTCTTTTCTATCTCGGACCATAACCGGTCCCAAAGTTTGAGAGTCAGTGCAGCATCTTGTTCTGCATATGCCCCCACATACTTCGCAGGGAGTCGCCACATGTCTGCTTTTGGATCAATGCCCCAGTCTTTTGCTGCAAGGCGCAAGGTCCGTTCGCTTTTAGTCGAGCCAAGGTAGTCATAACCTAACGAATTAAGTGCATATGTGTAGCGGTTCTCGTCTAACAGAGGCGCGGCAATCATGGTATCGACTACCGGTCCTTGGACCTTGATCCCTTCGTGTAATAGCCAACCTAAATCGTAAGTCGCATTATGAAAGACTTTGGTAATGTGTGGAGTCTCAACCTGCTTTTTGAGCCACTTGAGCGTCATGTTAGGGGCCATGTTACCGCCGCCTTCATGACGAATCGGGAAGTAACCTGTGTAGTCACCAGTAGCAACGGCGATTCCTACAACGTATCCATCGCCCCGGACCCAACCAGGACCGAGCGACATCAAGTTAGGGTCACGAGTTTCCAAGTCAATCGCCATGACTTTGGCTGTGGTCAGGTCTGGGTAGCTTGCTGGGGCGCACCAATCGACTTCCAACTGATCCAGGTCTTGTCTGTCAAGCCAGTTGATCGTGCTGTTATCTGTAGGATCAATCAAAAAAGTTCTCCTCAATCTCTTCCATTGACATGGGTAACATGTAGATAGGTGTAGTTGGTCCAACGTATGCACCGCATATGTTGAACTCAAAGTATTCCCAAGCCTCTTCTCTGGACATTTTGTCCCTGGCTACCAAGATATCTACAATTTTTTGTGCATCATAAACAAGAACA